GTACCTGCTCTTAATCCTTTTAATTCTATATTAGGAGATGTACTAATAACTTCAGTAAAATTATCATTATCAATTCGATAATCTATAAAATACTGTACTGTTCGCAATCCATCGTGAACCCAACTAACATCACAACCTATTAACATACTAGCTCCTGATGTATAGTAAAATGTACTGAAACTTATATCTGTTACAGCATTAGGCGCACCTCCTACAGGTGGTGGCAAAACCGGTGGTGCGATTACTGGAGTGTCGATGCGTGCATAAATATCTGGATCGTATTGCACAGCAGTAATTGTATGTACTCTATCTTTTTCTTCAGTAACTCTTATAATCCTGTACTTTTCTGCTTTAACTGTACTTGTTTCTATTGCATAAAAACTACCAGCAGCAGGGGCTTGGGAAAAAGCTGAACTAACTGTCACTGTAAATGTAGTATTGTCTGCTGAACCAATACTTGATATTGTTCTTTCTTCTGCAATTCCTGTTGGCAAAACAACCATAATTTTAGGTGAATTTTCAGTTAAGAAAGTACCAATATCTTCTTTGCTATCTAATGTTACATTAGTTGTTGTAGCTGTTCTAACTCTTCCACCTCGCCTTGCAGTCATTTTCAATGGGTCTGCAATAGAAATGACCATACTTGGAATTAAAATTAATCCAGAATCAACAGAAACAGAAAAAGATACAGTCTGTGTCAAATATCTTTCGGTTTCCAGAATCCATCTACCTAATCTATGTGCTTGACTCTGTGAATAACAACCAAGACTTTTTACTTCTTTAGTTATTGAACCATATACACGCACTGCATCAGCATCTTCTACTCTTTCAAATTGAACTTCACCCAACATATCGTAACTTTGATATGCCACTGTTACACAAGTATGTCTAGATTTATGTGACGTTCCATTATATTCAAAAAATCCATCTACAACATTGCTCGGATTTATAACATATGTGCTATCAGTGGGTTTATCTTGCTTTATTACAAAACTACCTGATGAGAAAAAAGCTAAACCTCTAAATATATTTACAAGCTCTTTAATAACCGTAAAAACTTCTTTACGAGTATTAAGAACCACATTTAATGAAAAACGTGGCTCAACTCCACCCTTCCCATCACTAACTGTTTCATTGCAATATTGTGAAATTGCATAAAAATCAAAAACATCTAAATGTGCAGCATCTATACCACAACCATATCTGTCATTACGAAGCAAATCATATAAAATCCAAGCTGGATCGTTTGTCCAAGTAGCTGCCCCAAGTGTTCCATTAAACAAACCACTATATGTTATACGACCAAGGTAAGTTGTAGTATCTACAGTAGCATTATGAGGTATCTGTACTTTTATCCCACGAATAAGATATTTTCTTGCTGGAATATTACTGAAATTTCTGGCATCTAATTCCAGAAAAGTTAAAGCAGTATTTGGATACCTTAATTTTTCATCAATAATAGTGGTAAATGATGCCCATTTAATAGTATTTTGTCTTTTTGCGCTTGTTTCATCGGCACTTATTCTTGTAACTCTTATGTCAACAGGAAAAGAACCACTTATGCCAATAGTTATTGATTTTGTATAAGCATTACTTGTTTTACCTTTAATAGTCTGAGTTTTGACAGTATTAAAACCACCACCATTGTATTGAACAGCAATACTAAATCGCACCTCATGCCCAATAATATCTCCTTCATCAGTAATTATTTGTAAGGTAGGAATTTCAATCGTTATTCTTACTCTGTCTGTAGTATTAGCTGTAATAGTTCTAGTAAGAGGACCGCCAGCTACAGTTACCGGTAAACCAACAGAAGTTGTAGCCTCAATACCATCTCCACCAGAAATGTATGTTTGTGTTTGTGTACCTGTTCTTATAACAAACTCAGCATTACTAAAATTTGATAATGGTGTATCATCTAATAAAATTCCAGCAGCACCACCTTCTATTTGGTCAATTTCACCCTCTGAAATAACATCCATAACCCTAGCAAACTGAGTACTCTGTAAACTATCAGGATGTTCTACAGGGGTTCTAGGCTCACCCCCTTTCTTTGCACCTCGAATAATTTTATTATGTTCTGTCATTAGATTGTTGGCTGACTTTCTAAACCAAAACTTATCACAATACTACCTGTATAAACACGACCATAACAGATTGGAACTGGAACACCTTGATCTGCAACGTTAACAATTCCACTAAAACTAAATGACTTCAATTTAGATGATTCTGGTATGGGGTCAGGTGCAGGAGATAGCATTTGACTAATACCACCAAATATCAATGACGCTCCAATATATGTTAATGACTTTGATAAGGCTACACCAAGCAAAGGTGCGCCAACAAATGCTAATCCAATTAATAATGTACCAGCCAGTATCTGCCCAAAACCTCTACCAGCACCAGCAATAACAGGAACTATCTTTAACACATCCTTTTCTGTCCAAGGTTGTAACATAGGTTTTAAATTATCTGCAAATATTTTCTGCTTACCTACCTGCACTTTATATCCATAACCATTTTGGTCATTTTCAATGAACCAATTAGATAGGTCTGGAAAGTTAGCACATAAAGCCTTTATTGCTTGCGCAGGTGTATCAACATTAAGCTCAAAAGTTGACTGCCCTAATTTTTTTTTGAGTTCACCGTAAACCTTTATAGTTTTCATAAAGTGTTATGCCTAGCAACAAAAGCTGTATTTTTTATATAATACTCCCCTAGGATATCTCTGCTACTTAATCTACCTTGTACATGATGCAAAATCTGTTGATCGCCTAGATAAACTGCTGCATGATTGGGTAAATTTGCTTCTAAATGTATTAATAAAACATCATGTTTTTGAATCTCATTAAATGGAACTTTTCTAAAACCTTCCTTGTCATAATTATCCTCATATAAACTATTACCTTTTTCCCAAAATTTATCTTCTCTAAAATAATCTCTTATTTCTATATTTAATTCTTGTTTGAAATAATCTCTTACTAACGAATAACAATCTACTATCCCAAAATTAAATTCTCTACCAACTAAAGGTAGTTCAAAACCAGATGGTTCACAGTAACCCCATTCTTCTATTGTTGGATTCACAATAATCCAAGGCAAGTTTGATTTTTCGCAAGCAACTTTGTCTCCTATGCTTGGTTCGGGTCTTTCAAAAGGATGAGAATGTACTACTGCAACAATTTCACCTTCTTCTTCCGCTTTTACATAGTCATTTATTGCAAGTACAAAAGTCTCTTTAGGAACATCAGAAACATTTTTACAACGTTTATACCTTTTTCTACCTTTTCTAACAATAATTAATCCGCAGCACTCTTTTGGAGATTCTTCTTTAGCGTGTGTTAATATTTCTTTTTTTAAATCATCATTAAGTATCATCTTATTAAACCAACACTAGGAAAAGATCCATAGGGTAAAGGGTCATTGTTACCAAATCTAGCTTTGCAAGAAGTAAGCCTCTTACCGCAAACGTCATTAGATGCACCAGAAACCGATTGATCGTTTATATCAAAATAATTATTGCCTGTATAACTACATTCAGAACTACGATAAACCCATTGGCAGATATTGGAAATACATTGTCTTTTTGGTATCATTTTTCCCTGTAAATCCATTTTGCTGACTAACTCAAATTGAACTGCATCTCTTGTTTCTGATACTTTTCTATCTATAAAAAATATTTGATCTGGAAAACGTGCATTTACATCCGCATCAGGTTGTCCATCTAAATACTTTTTAAGTGTTGTAATTCTTCTGACTTCACTATTGCCTAAATCATTACCAGCAAAAACAGCAGTCTGACTTGGATTTGTTGGGTGTTGCGCAGTGTTTACTAACTTCAACAGAGTTGTAATAATCCCACTTAAGTTTGCAATTGTTATAGTTGGTCTTGGAATACTGCCTTGTGTAGTAAGCTCAAAACCTTCTGCTTTTATAGGTACAGCTGTGTAGGTATTACTGTTATAAACCACATTTGCAGTAAAACCCTCATTTAGACCTCCATGAAAATAATATTTACTTGTACCGACAACTTCGGCTACTGCTGTAGAAAATGTTATTTCAAATAATTCAATAATTTTATCAGGCGCAAAAGAGTTTAAATCTTCAAAAACACTACTGATTGAAGTCCAGACAACGGTTCCATCCGTAACAGTAGAACCAACATCTGTTCCAAAAGAAGGTTCACTTGATCCTGTTGTACCTGCTGTAGTACATTTAAAAACTAAACCAGTTGGCAACACCTGACTTGCTGCTGCTACAACTGTTCCAAGGCTAATTGCAGTATTAGCAGACCAAAGTGTATAAGCCATAATTAAACCTCAAAAACCTCTACAAAAGTACAAGTGACTATAGATCTATTGTTATAGGGTGTTGTTTTAGAAAATCTTTTGCATATAAACTTTTTTTGACCAGAAATACTTGCAGAAGTTACATTCCCACTAACAGCAGAAGTAGCATTTGTTTCAATAGTAAAAGTATTTTGTGTTCTTGCATTAACAATATAAGTCCCATCATTTATATTTGCATCAAAGTCTATTACAACTTTGTCTCCTAAAGCTATACCATGATTTGTTGCTGTTATAACTGCATTTTTAGAACCCGATGCTCTTACATAAGTGCCTGATGTTGATATTGCTTCTTGTGGTGGTGTAAAATCAAAACTTTCATTATCAAAAGCTCTACTATTTAAAAAAGATTCTATTACATTGGCATCAGCAAGACTGACATTAAATTCTAGGCTGTATGTTTTAGGGTTTTGATTTATACCATAAGTCAATCTTTGTTGATACCCATCTCCAAAATTTACAGTTCTTACATTTGGATTAGTGTTTTTTGTGAAAGTGTATGTTGGTGTAATACTTGGAAAAGTTGCCATAATTATGCCTTAGATAAAAGCCCTCCAGCCCTTTGTTGTTTTATAAGTTCTTGCTGAACAGCTAGTCCTACAAGTTTACCTAATTCACTGGATGATTCATCATTACCTTCTACTTCTGTACCTGAGGCATCTACATTAACAACTACATTGTTAACACTGCCACCACTTCCAAGTTGATTATTCGGGACAATAGTACCAGCAACAGAAGGTACAAACAATTCTGGGCCACGTTCACCTACGATTGAGGCACGACCTACTGGAGGTCTGCCACCATTTGCAAATCCAAACATATTCTGGAAAAATCCTCCAATCGGTCCACCAATACCAGCAATTGCTTTTTGTATTGCAAGTTCAACTAACTTTCTCCTCATTTGTTCTAATACATTTATTGCAGATTGAGCGAGAGTCTGTGTACCCATAACAGCATCAGTAAGATTCGATACTATTCCATCCTCAATTTCTTGTCCTATTCGTGCAAATTTATTTTTTAAAGCTTCTGCTGCTTCAGCATTTTTATCAATTTCTGTTTTTTGATCCCTTAAAGCCTGATTAGCAGTAAGTTGATCTGTAATTTTTTGTCTATTATGTTCGCCATGTTCTGCTACGGCATTGTTTATATCGTGTTGCAGTTGAACTTCTTTTGTATTGCCATCAATAGAAGCTTGTATTAATTCACCTGATTGTTTTTGTTTATCTATATATTTTTTAAAAGCTTCTTTTCTATTATTTTCAAGTTTAATTACACCTACAATACCTCTTGCAAAATCTCTTATGTTTGCTTTTTGTTCATCAGTTAAAGTATCTGGTTCGGGTTTGTCTGTATCTTTTGTTGGTTTGTTTGTAGTTTTTTCTAATTTTCTTTGAACGGCAAATTGTTCTTTTATTCTTTTTGTAACTTCCGCATTTATTAAAGCATTTGTTATTTGAGATTGAACTGAGGCTGGTTGACCTTTAAATTCTTGACCTTCAAAAATTACCTTTATTTCACCCATACCAAAAGGACCGCCAACCATTCCAAGAAAACTGCCAGCTTGTTGTTGAACAATGTCCCCAGCTTGTTTTTTTAATGCTTTTTTATCTACATCTGTTATTGATGATGCAGCAATAGCTTGATTTATACTTGTTACAAGATTAATCGCCACATCTAAAGCACTTTTTAATGCTGGTTGTAATCTTTCGCCTACAGCTTGTGCCAAAGTTTCAATACCATCCTGTAAAGTGCTAAATTTACCAGCTAAAGTACCACTTTGATTAACAGCACCCTTAAAGAATTGCCCTCCTTCACTTGTGGCTATTACTAAAGCTTCAACAAATTTATTAGCACCAACTTCTCCCTTGCTCATGGCTTTTGCAAGCTGATCACCTGTAAAACCTGTTACTTGTTGTAATTCTTTTTGAATATTTACTCCTTTTTCTAATAGCATCACGTTTTCTTCTTGCATAAATTTATTTTTTGCTTGAACTTTACCAATCGCAAATGCAACGCGATCTATATCTGCTCCAGCAGTTCCCGCAATATCTGCAACTCTTTTTGTTATATCAACAACATTCTCAGTCTCAAAACCAAATGCTTTTAATAATTTTGTAGTTTCAATCAATTCAGATGATTTAAATGGAGTGACAGAACCAAATTCTTTTATTTCTTGAACAATAGCTTGTGCTTCTTCAGCAGATCCTGTCAAATTTTCTAAAGCTTTGGTTTGGGTTTCTAATTGTGCTGTTTGAAATAATACAAATCTTGCAGAGCCTACTACTGCTAAAGCTGCCAATAATGGTCTTAAAGCACTAACTAACCCCTTTACCCCTGTTGAGGCTACCTTAGCAGATTTACCTGTATCTCTTAATGACCTATTTGACCTATCTAATTTTCTTTTTAATTTATCTGTATTGCCGTTTAGAACTTTTGTTTGTTCATTAACTCGTTTTAAAGGAACAATGGCATTTTGAGCATCAACTATTAATTTAACTGTTGATTGTGCCACAGAAACAAATAATCTTTATTATATATTACCTTGATTTGGCTTTTTGTCGTTGCATTTCTTGTTGTTCTCTATTATTTTTTACTTCATAATAAGCAGCCCAGTATATTAACTCTTCTTCTGTCATAGATTTTCTTAATTCTTGAACAGATTTTCCTAATTCTGTTGCGAGAAAAAACTCAAAATTCAACCAGTTATCTCGCCTGATTCGTTTTTTGCTGTATCTAAATCAACTTGTATATCCATCATAAACAACTCAATATCATTTAAAACAGTCTCTGGTAAAAATCTCTGCAAATTTTCAGCGTCAGCAGAAACAAAGGCTTTTGAGCCATCCTCATTCTCTGCAAGTTGACAAAGAAGTTTAGTAGATATAGTTAAAGCGTCATCTGTGCCAGCAGCAACTTGAGCTTTTTTTCTGTCAAACCTTGTTAAAGGTGGAAAATATATTTCCTTTAATAAATCGCCATTTGGCTTTTTTAATTCATATTTTCTTCTTGCGGTCATTACATCACTGAAAGCTTCAGTGATAAGATCAACTGTTCTTTTGTTTGGCATGAATAAAAGTGCGAAGTATTTTTAATTTACTATATAGCTGAAGTTATAGTTCCGCTTGTAATAAAGTTTATATTAATAACTTGAACTTCACCAAGTGTTGCTCCATATTCTGCACCTGTAATAATTCCAGCAAAACTTATTTTTTTTGCTGAAGTTGCTGAGTCAGGGAATAATTCAAATAATGCGTCTGCATTGTCGCCTGTAGTTAAAACATCATCAATAAATGTTGTGTAACCTGCTCCAGTTTCACTGGGGGCATATAAAAGTTCTGCTGTACCTTCACCCTGTATTAAACCGCCAATATTTGTTTTAAAGGTATCGCCTTGTTTAGTTGTCTCCATTGTGTCTTTAGTAATAGACAAAGACCAAGACCTAGTTTGTCCAACGTCAGCTTCCGTACCGCCAGCGTTTTCAAACATAATTTTTCCAACATCACCTTTAATAGCCATAACAAAAAAAAGTATTTATTTTATATTAACCTTTTTTTGGTTTTTTCACATCATTTTTTAAATTTTCTTGCTTTTCCATATATCGTCTGCAACGACCATCCCAATAAGCAGGATCACGCCTACCTTTGACAGCTTCAATGGCATCAAGCATTGCCTCTGTTATTTCCATTTAAAGATCCTCATAAATGTTGAAAGTGATTCTAATTTGAGTTTGAAACTTACCCTCTGGACTTGATGTAAATATTTCAGGGCCTATAGGTGGATCAAAAATTACATTAGAAACAGTTATTCTATTGTATAAGTCTCTAAGCCTCTTGCAAATAGTATAGTTTGACCCTGCCCCAATACCCTCTTCAGTAAACACATTAAGAATAATCAAGCCAACAACATTATTTGTAGCAGTGCTTGAATCACCTTGAGTTAAATATTCATTAGCACCAAAGCTAGTAACACATTGAACAAAAGTATCTTCCGTTGTTGAATCAAAGGTCATGTTATTGAATACAACAGGGATAGCTGGACTTGAAGCAAGCTCTGTGGCCAACCTAGCCTCTATTGTGGATCTAACAGTGTTTAAATCAATTGCAGCCATAGTTTATCTACCAAATTGTTGTTTCATCCAGTTTTCAAGCTCTTTTCCAATAAGTTCTGGAAAACCAGCAACAGTTTTTTGTCTTGTCCTATATGTTCCTCCCCATGATGGTGGTAAGTTAGTGCCATAACAAACTGGCTCTGCATAAGGTTTATTGTTTATGATTGTTCCTCTAAATTTTTTAATTTCTGTCTGCCAAGCTTCACGAAGCTCTCCGCCAGTTCCACGATCTAATAAAGCTTTTTTAAAAGGTACTACTTGACCATTTGGCAACGTAAAAAAGTTTGGAATGGAATCTAAATCAGGATAGTTGTCTAAAGAAAAAACAGGTGTCGCTTTTTTAACTCTTGCTGTCCACTCAAGAGTTGTTGCAGCTACAAGATCAACAACATCCTCTTCAAAAAAATTGTTTATCTCTGTCAATTTAATTTCTCTTGCCATGTTTACCTCAAAATAAGATCAAAACTTATAGCAGTATTATTTTGTTCATTCGTTATTACTTGAATAATTTTAAATTCAACACTACTTATAACAACTCTATCTTTTGTTGTAGGAACAAATGTAAGATCACCAGCAGATATAGTAAGCAACTTATCCTGTGATTCAATCAAATCATTTACTTGATTTCTTGAAACATTACTTAAT